TAATGATTTAAGTGAACGGCCTTCTTGGTGAAGTTTAACCAATGAATCTTTGAAATCTTGTGAATAACGAATTGACATAAAAATACTCCTATACTTTCATTTTACGGACTGAATAAAAATAGTCCATTTTTTTAGTATAAGAGCATATTCTGCTGGTTATCGTATCAGCAATGGGCAAGTTGTGGAAAGTGTGATGAGATGAAAATTTTAGATCTATTTAGCGGAATAGGTGGTTTTAGATTAGGGCTTGAACGTTCCGGTCACACTCCTGTTGGATATGTTGAAATTGATAAATTTGCACGTCAATCATATCAAGCAATGTATAACACAGACGGTGAATGGACTGCCGAAGATATTAACAAAGTGACAGATGAAGAGTGGAGAAAATTTAATGGAACAGTTGAACTCATTGCAGGGGGATTCCCTTGCCAATCATTCAGTATCGCTGGAAAGCGTGAGGGATTTCTTAACCAAACAAAAGGAACGTTATTCTTCGAAGTTGCCCGAGCGGTTAAACAAATCAAACCACGCTTTGTATTCCTTGAAAACGTCAAAGGGTTACTCAATCACGACAAAGGGAACACTTTTAGAACAATCCTCAACACGTTTGATGAATTGGGGTATGATGTGCAATGGCGTATACTTAACAGCAAAGATTTCGGAGTTCCACAAAATAGGGAACGAGTGTACATTATCGGACATCTTAGAGGAGACAGTGGACGAGAAGTATTTCCTTTCTTTGGAGAAGACGGAGAGATTAATCAGTCAACTATAAATGTAGTTGGTAACACGGATAAACCAGAACAAACACGTCATGGAGATAGGGGTAGAGTTTTTGGCACAGATGGATTAATCGGTACATTGCAGGCTAGTGATTACAAAGAGCCTAAACAAATACTTACTAACCCAGCAAAAGTTAAGCAGATAGGTAATTTGTCTGATAGTGATTCGTTTGGTGGTAACCCACAAACAGGTCGTGTGTATTCAGATGACGGTTTAAGTCCAACGCTTAATACTATGCAAGGTGGTGGGCGTGAACCTAAAGTGGCTATTCCAGTGTTGACTCCTGATAGGGTAAATAAAAGACAAAACGGAAGACGTTTTAAAAATGACGGCGATCCTAGTTTTACATTAACGGCGCAAGATAGACATGGTGTAATAGTTAAAGTCAAAGAAGCAACTAAAAAAGGATATGACACCGCAACGATTGGCGACAGTATAAATATTTCACAACCAAACTCAAAAACAAGACGTGGTCGTGTAGGGCATGGTATCGCAAACACGTTAGTTACTGGTTCTGAACAAGCCACATTGACGAGCGAATACCGTATCAGAAAGCTAACACCAAGAGAATGCTGGAGATTACAAGCGTTCCCTGATGAACTTTTTGACAAGGCACAGCAAGCCGGTTTATCTGATAGTCAATTATACAAACAAGCTGGTAATAGCGTGACTGTTAATGTGATCGAATATATCGGTAATTTGTTGAAAGAAAGGGAATGAAATGAAAATAGTTAGCTTACAGAGCGTGGGAAATGAAAGTGAGTTTGCACTTAATGAAATCGTATACGACAAAATGTTAGTAATAGTCGGCGACGGGTGTTTAAAAAAGCAAAGGGACGGAAGTTTTGAACCAATGAACTCTATCCCAAAAGTTACTGAAATAAATTATCAACAGGGTGACTTTGATGCGTATGGTTTTGAAATATACACCGTCCACACATCAGACGGACACATCAGAGTGTTGCCAGCAGATAAGTACATTGCAGAATGGAGCGAATAGTTATGGAACTATCTGATCGTATTGGAAACAAAAAATGGTGTCAAACTTGCTTGAAACGCAGAGTTAGTAGAGGTTATAGTCAATGCCTTTTCTGCCAACGAAAAATGACTACCGAAACTATTGACTATGAAAAAATGGGCTTTGCAGACGGTTACGCGGTAGCACAAATTGAAATGCTTACATTAGGTACAAACAGGGCTGACGATATAAGAAAGCAACGGTTGCTTAAAGTTCCAGAAATATCAAAAGATGATTATTCTTTGGGATTTCTTGATGGTCAAAATGAATATCAAGATGATTACAGCATGAACGCAGCGTTTGGTTTTGATTTATAAGGTGACTAACATGAACGAATGGCACAAGAAATTCACAGTCATTGAAATGCTTTATAAGTGTAGATAGGCTAGTATTAATACTTGTATGAAAATACCAAATACCGAAATAATTTTGGTACCGTGACTATGGATAAGAAATCCAATTATTAAAGTAATTGATAAGAAAAAAATCATTGAATATATCAGAATGTAAAGTATAAGTTGTGTCATATGTATTAAATTGACCTTTTATTTTTTGGTAATTATATCATTAAGAGGAGCGGAGTGTGGCAGATAGAATAGACAGATACCTAAGTGACTATTATTCGGGTGTAATCGACATGCAGATTAAGCTACGTAAGATAGAATTGCAGACACCTGAAACGGTAGATGAAAATATAGGCGGCGGCACTGCTCAAAATAAAGAGAACCGAGTTCTGGATAATCAGTTGATTATTGAAGAAAGTGATTATGCGTTACAGTCCTTTATCCGTGACAAGTGGTGCATGTCTAACTTTTTGAAGATACTCACTGAGGAAGAAAGAGCCATGCTATCCTTGCGATATGATCGTAGACGTAAGCGCAGTTGGAATCAGGTAGCTAGAATACTCTCTAAATCAGAGAGCCAGTGCCACAGAGATTTACAGAATATTAAGCAGATATATCGAAAGTCTGTATTTGCTTATCAGCCTGTGGATAACTCGGAGTAGCAAAAACATGCGAGTTTTTAGATAGTTTTTGACCTAAAAACAGTGTGATAATTGTATTGTTGATAATTATCAATCATATTGAAAACGGTATAGTAATTCACAGAAAACAATGTTAATATTATTTTCATGGTGTCTCACATGAACATTTTCGATTTACTTTGTTTAACTTCTTTCTCACTAAAAGGAGTGAGACACCGTACATAACATGTTGGTGACAGGAGTAACTTTGTGTGCTAGCATTTAACATGTGGTGACCTAGAAATATCTAATCTCCTGAAAAATTATGATATATTGCAAGAATGGCACGGGCCATCACAAAAGCATCTTAGGGTGCTTTTTTCTTTGACTTAAAAAAATACTCGCAATTAAAATAGTGTCTGGGTTATTGCTAATCCATTAAAAGCAACGTTACACACGCTTCGGAAAAAGCCACTGTGTATGTAAAAATACGATAGGTTGGAATATCTATCATTATGGCAGGTGGCGGAATATGTAGACGCTATGACCATAGATTGATGGGCACGTCCCCATGAAAAGCAATCATGTAAGGTGCAAATCCTTACCCTGTCAATTAGTTTAGTGGTATTATTTAGTTAGGCTATGTGCCAAAAAATAAGGACGGTAACTGACCATGAATAAAGATGAGATTGTTGAAAAAGTAAAATCATTGATGAGTGAAGGTAATCTCGACAAAGCTAAAGATTTTATAGAAGAACACAAAGAAGATTTGGGCGAAAACTTTGATAAGCTGAAAGACATGATTGGTGATAATGCTGAAGGTATAATTGGTAAAATCAAAGGGTTATTTGATAAGAAGTAACACGATGTGTTATCAAGCTGTTTGATGAAATAAGCAGCTATGAAAAAAATTCAACACGAAATTGTCAATGAAAATTATCATACCTTTGCAATGAAAGCAGTCGCTTGCCTGCGATTGCGTACATATTTGCACCTTAACGGGTGCTTTTTTATTGGAGATAAATTATGAAAATAGATGACGATTATGGACTTGTCGCCAGTAATGATGAGTTAAACATCTACCGCAGGTTAGACAAGCAACAAAAATATAATAAGAAACACAAGAAGGCATCTAAACGCAAGTCTAATACAGACAAGCGCAAAGATGCCTTTTATGATGATAGGAAGTGACAGTGATGGCCAATATTAAATGGACTGATGAACATAAGAATAGAGTTACGGAGTTAGGTAAGCAAGGGTTGTCATCTAGCAAAATAGCTCAAAGGTTGTTTGATGAATTTGGTGTCAATTTAAGCAGACGGACTGTTTCACGATACTTATCAACAGGACATACTAGCAGTAGATATGACAAATTGAAAAAGAATACGAGCAAAGTCAAAGATGTGAAACGTGGCACTGAAATTGTCATTAACAAGGACGGTAGCACAACATCAACAACCACCATTGAAAACATGAATCGTGAAAAAGCAAAGGACGTTGACTTTGTCTTGCGAGCACATGGCTTTGATCCAGAAGACTGGGATATTGTCTCTGCTAAAAGTAATTTCTGGCAACAGAATAGTGTTGAAAAAGGTTTGATTGACCTATGCCAATCTAAGATTACGGTTAAGCCTAAAGTTTATAAGGAATTAACGCCACTTGATATTGCTAAGCTGTTTAAAAAGGATATTATCCCGTATAAAGTTAAGCAGACGTCACAAAACGCTCATAATTTAGTCGTACCACTTCCTGATATGCATTTTGGTATAACTACACTAGAAGATGTTAAAAGTCACTTAGATAAGCTGTTAGGTATCTTAAACAAAGGATACAAAACAATCGTTATAGAACAGCTAGGTGATCTATTCCATTCTAGTCAAATGTGGTCGTCACAAACTTTGCGAGGAACTATGTTAGATGAAGTCGATATGGTACAAGCCATTGAAGATGCTAAACAGTTCTTTGATATTCTGGTACCAGCTTGTTTGAATAACAGCACATCTGTTTACATCAAACAAATGGCAGGAAATCATTCAGGCAATATGGAGTACGTTTTCATGGAATATTTGAAAGCTAAATATCCACAAGTTGTGATCAAAAACAATATCAAATATCGTGACGCTTACTTGTTAGATAATGTTGGCATTATGATAGCTCATGGTGACTTAGCACCTAAGAACTTGCCTATGCTATTTGCTAATGAGTTTGGTGGTGCCTGGTCGTTATCCCACAGTCGTGAAATCCATAAAGGTCACTTCCACAGGGAAAAGATAGTTGATGAGGGTGGTGTGATTAGCCGACAACTTGGAACAGTTAAGCCCAATGATAAGTACGAGATTATGAACGGTTGGACGTTATCTAAGAAAGAGCTATATGCACTTGAATATGATAGCGACAAGTTAGTTGCCGAGTGGCACGTTTAGGAGAATGATATGTGGATAATTAATTATGAATATAAGTCATTTGGTTTATCTGGAACACCACTTGAAACCGAAAGGAAAGTTTTCAATAGCGAGGTTGATTTTAAAAAAGCATTAGGAGAACTGCTCATCAATGCAAACAATCTAAGTATTCGCCGTCTTCGATATCATTACGAAACAGAAGAGGTTATTATCGGCAAAATATAGTTTCTAATCCAACCCACGTCTCTCTAGTAGTATAATTACTGCTATTGGAGGTTGGAGATGTGAAAAAATGGGAAGACGAAATTCAAAAAAAGACTCAAAGTCTTTGGGAAAATCATAAGGTGGCGTTGTTGATATCCATATTAGCCATTCCTTTGATAATTCAAATCGTATTTGGAGTTTTTAACCTTATTTCTGAAACTGAATCATGGAATTTTAAATTTCCTGATTCATCAAATTGGATTGGTTTTTGGGGGAGCTACTTGGGATTCATTCCATCAGGTCTAATTGCATTTTTAGTGGCAAAACAGCAAATCGATTTGGAAAACAGATCAAATGATTTGAGAAGAGCCAAAAATATAAAATTAACAAATCTAAATTCTGTATATGACGTTCTGATAGAATTGGCAGAATGGACAAACACGTTGGGGTTAATTAATCTCGCCGCCAGAACCGCCACTCAAAGAGGAAAACATTTAAATAGAAAAGTTATTCTAAATTTATATAAACAAGGGATAGAAAACGAAAAATATAAGAATAACTTACCTTATGTGTTAAAAAATCATGCTAAAAGGTTTTCAATGGATAATGAGATTCGTAAGGGTTTAGTTGATTTTTCAGAAAATTATCTTTCAATTTCTATTGATATGCAAACAATTGAGCTATCATTACATGATGAACCATTAATTTCCTTCGATGACAATGAGGTTAAATTGTTGATAGAGACAACAGAATCTACAGAAAAACAATATGCATACTTGGTTGATAGCATATTAAATGAAATTAACAAAATAAGTAATATATAATACGTCAAGCGCATAAGCGCTTTTTATTTTGCAGTGAATGAGGAGAACGTTATGCAACAAGGACACCCAAGACATAAACAGTTAAGTAGAGCTAGACATGAAATGGCAGTGCACAGACGATATATGTTTGCTAAAAAGATAAATGAAGGCATGCATAGTTTTGTTAATGGCGTTAGAAAAGTAATGAATAGTGTCGTTAACGCTATATTTAACACCTTGGAGACAGAAACGCTCAAAGAAAAACCCGAAATTAAAGACATTTATAGTGAAATGCATAACCCTAAAGGACTAATGCAGATAGTTCCACCTAAATTTAACGAGTAGTTTACTAATCGACATTGAAAGGAGGTGCCTTAAATGACATGAAATTAACACCGAAACAAAAGAAATTTGCTGATGAATATATAAAGACTGGAAATGCTACTCAATCAGCGATTACAGCTGGTTATAGTGAAGCCTATGCTAAAGCTCATTCAGCAGAAATGTCGGTAAATGTCGGTATAAAATCATACATAGAAGAACGCATGGCTGAGATAAAGTCTAAGCGCATTATGGACATTGAAGAAGCTGTTGAAATACTAACTAGCATTGCTAGAGGTGAGTTAAAAGAAACTGTTGTTGTAGGCACCCCTGTTGGTGCTGAAACAGTTGAAAAAGAAGCAGACCTCAAAACAAGAATTAGTGCTTTGAAAGAAATCATGAAGCGCTATCCTGGTAATGATAAGTTAGTCGAACAACAAATACGTAAGCTTAGTGCTGAAGCTGATATTGCTGAAGCTAATGCAAGAGAAGTTACTGATAATGGCACCGCTAATGAGATACGTGTGATAGGTTTCGATAGGAGGGCAGAAGAAGATGAACGTAGCTAAACTAGTTAATCCGGCTTTTGACCATTTATGGGAAACAAACGCATCTAATATTATCGAAGAGGGCGGGCGTGCCAGTACCAAATCTAGTGCGATTAGTATGTATCTAGCAATGGGTATGATGGCTGACGAAAATGCTAATGTGGTTTGTTATCGTAAGGTAGCTGGTAATCTCAAACGTAGCGTTTATGAGCAAATCAAGTGGGCTTTAGATGAATTACATGTATCGTGGTTATTTCGCTTTAAAACGTCTCCTATGGAGATTATAGATAGACGTAATGGCAGTGGCTTTTACTTTTCTGGTGTTGACGACCCTAGTAAACAGAAGTCATTCAAGATAGCCAAGGGATACGTACGTTGGTTGTGGTTTGAAGAAGCTACCGAGTTCAGCAACTTTACTGAAATACACACAGTTCAATTATCATATACCCGTCAAAAGTTACCTAAAGGCATGCAAGTTATTACGATATTCTCGTATAACCCACCACGTAATCCTTATGACTGGATTAATGAATGGGTTGAAACAATTCGTGATGACCCTGATTTCTTAGTAGTACATACAACATATTTAGATGATAAACTACATTTCTTGTCCGAACAGTATTTACACGACATTGAGAAGTACAAAGTTAATGATCATGACTATTACAGATGGCAATTTTTAGGTGAGCCTGTTGGTCTAGGTACAAACGTCTATAAGATGGACTTATTCCAACGATTGGAACACTTAGAGGATTTAGATGACTCCGTTGTTGATTTATATTTCTCTGCCGACGTTGGTCACTCTGTGTCTGCTACTGCAGTTGGTTGCTATGGTGTAACTTATCACCGAAAGGTAGTGCTGTTAGATATGTGGTATTACAGTCCAGAAGGCAAGGTTGATAAGATGGCTCCTGATGACTTGTCTAAGAACATTCATGACTTTATAGAGCAAATGTACGCAAGGTATGGCAAGCCTATCAGCAACATGACAATGGATAGTGCAGAACGTGCGTTGCGTAACCAGTATCATAAAGATTACGGTGTTGATTGGCATGCAGTAGCTAAATTGAAGAAGCCAGACATGATTGACCGTATGCAGAATTTACTTGCACAGGGTCGTTTTTATTATCTGCCTACTGAAAATAATCTTAAGTACTTTATTCCACAACATCAAAAATACCAATGGGAAGAAAAGTCTTTACAAACTGACGAACCCAAGGTAATTAAGGTTGATGATCACGCTGTGGATAGTGCACAGTATTTTGTTCTTGACAATGAAGATGTGCTAGACCTTGCATGGTAGGAGCAATTATGACAATCAGAGATAAACTACACGATTTTTTTACGAAAGGAAAAATAAGCATGGGCTTTGGAAAATCACTTGCAAATATAACTGATGACCCACGCGTTAACTTGCCTGTCAGTGAAATTACAAGAATTAGAGAAGACTTGGACTATTACAGTGATGTGTTTGCTGATGTTCATTTCTACAATACGAACAACGAACGGCGTCAACGAAAGTTATCAACGCTATCTGTCACTCATCAAGCAGCGCGTAAATTAGCGTCAGTAATATTTAATGAACAGGTAACTGTATCTGTAACTGGTGAAAATATCGATACTTTTATTAACGGTGTGTTGACTGATAACTTGTTTAATTTGAAGTATGAAGAGTATTTAGAAACTGGTATCGCTACTGGGGGATTTGCTATTCGACCATACGTGGATAATAACAAGATTAAGTTAGCTTGGGTACGTGCAGACCAATTTGTACCGTTGCAATCTAACACAAATGATATTCAATCAGCGGTTATTGTCAATCGAACAACCAAATCAGAGAACAATAAGACTGTTTGGTACTCGTTACTAGAATTTCATGAATTCGATGGGATTAGTGAAGAAACGATTACTAATGAGCTATACCGCTCCGAAAACGTTGGTGAGATAGGACAACAAGTTAATTTAACTGTTCTTGATGAGTTTGCTGACTTACCAGAGCAAGTTATTATTAGCGACATTGTAAGACCTACATTCGCCTACTTCAAAACGCCTGGTAAGAACAACAAGTCAATTGAAAGCCCGCTAGGTATTGGCATTGTAGAGAATAACAAGCATGTTATTAATGCGATCAATACAGCACAAGACCAATTCCATCGTGAAGTAAAGCTAGGCAAGAGGCGTATAGCGATTGACGGTTCTTTGATGAAGCCGTCAACATCACACGTTGGAGACGAGAGTAATCAAGGCTATCCTGTGTTTGATACAGACGATGACGTGTTTATGCAGGTTGGTAAAACAAAAGATGGTAAGCCGATTATCGAAGACTTGACTAACGATATTCGTGTGCAACAGTACAATGATTCACTTCAAGTGTTCATGCGTGAGTTTGAAAACAATATAGGTTTATCACAAGGCACATTGTCTACTGATGCTACAAAGAGTGATAAAACAGCCACAGAAGTTGTTTCTGATAACAGTGAAACGTATCGTACTCGTTCAAGCTATATTACTCAAGTTGAGAAGCAAATCAAAGAGTTGATTATATCAATTGTTCAGTTAGCTACTAAGCCTGAGTTGTTTGACAACCAAAAAGCGCCATTATCAGTCGATTTAGTCAATAATCCATTAGAAATTAACCTACACTTTGACGATGGTGTTTTCGTGGATAAAGACAAACAACTTGAAGAAGATTTAAAGGTTGCAATAGCTCAACTTATGCCAAAGAAACGATTTTTGATGCGTAATTACGGTTTGAGTGAAGATGATGCCGACAAATGGCTTGAAGAGTTACAAAGTGAAGCACCTGAAACAGACAATATGAGTGATGAACAGGCTGGTATGCTTGGTGGAAACGATGGTGAAGGTGGTGAAGGTAGTGGAGGCAATGATGAATGATTACGCCAAACACGATGCAACAGCAAGCAAATAGTATATCTGATATCTATGCAAAATTAGAACAGGATATATTTAAACTGCTGATTGATGCAGTTAAAGACAGTGATTGGGATAAAATCAATGGCGATAACGCAATGATGTGGCAAGTTGAACAGCTTAGTAAAATGCATGCGTTAACTCGTGATGTGATCAAGATAGTGGCTAAAGCTAATAAAGTATCAGAGCATGAATTAACAAGCATGATTAAGCGTAACGGCTTGCAAATAGTATTAGAGATTGACAAACAATTACAGGGAATAATGAATAAACAAGTCACTGTTGGCGATGATGTTTCTAACATGTTAGATTCAATCATGCGACAGACATTCCTTGATATTAACAACAACGTTAATCAAACACTGTTGACTACTAATTACGAAAATAATGCAGCTATGAAGGCGTTTCAAAGTATCGTCAAGCAATCAACGCTAGAAGTAACAAGTGGTCTTAAAACGCCAGAAAAAGCCGTTAGAGATAACGTGTATAAATGGGTTGATAAGGGTATTCAGACTACTTTAGTTGATAAAGGCAATCACGGCTGGTCGTTGGAAAGTTATTCCAGACTAGTTGTTAATGCTACGGCACATAGGACGTTTAACGATTTGAGATTAAAACGTATGCATGATTACGGTATGGGGCAAGCAATGATGAGTTCACACCCTGCCGCTCGTGAAGCATGTGCGCCTATTCAAGGCAAAGTAGTCAATGTTGTGACAGAGGATAATGAAGCTTATAACCCAAAGTATGACAGTATTTATAATCACGGTTACGGAAACCCTCAAGGTACACAAGGAATTAATTGCTCACACACATTAACGCCCTTTGACCCAGATGTGAACACTGACGTTACACCTAAGCAGTATGACCCTGACGAGGCTATGAAACGTAGCCAAGAGCAACAAAAGCAACGTAACATGGAACGAGCCATACGTGGTAGCAAGAAACGATTAGCAGCGGCACAAGAATTAAACGACCAAGAAATGGCATCAAGAATGAAGTCTCGTATATCTAATCAGCAGAAAAACTTGCGAGAATTTATTGGTGATAAAGACTACCTAGGGCGTGATTACAGCCGTGAGCAAATTTACAGTAAATAGGAGAAAACATGCATCACTATATTACGAAATACGAAGAAAATGGCGTTAGATATGCAGAAAGCTGGTTTCAAATTAATCTATTTAATTGGTGCTTTTGCATTTTAAAACGAAAAATAACCATCTAATTTCGTGGACCTTAGCACGTCCCTTATAAAAGGCTTTTTTAAGTTCAAAAAATTCGGTGACGTTACACCGTAAAAACACGAAGGAGATTTTTATGAACAGGGATACATTGCAAAAGTTTGGTCTATCAGACGAACAGGTAAACCAGGTCATGGCTGAACATGGTAAGGATTTGGAGAAGTCAAAGGGCGTTGAGAGCGAATTAGAACAGTTGAAACAACAAAATACTGATCTAACATCACAAATTACCGAACGTGACAAGCAACTCAAAGACTTATCAGGTAAGGCAGGTAACAATGAAGAACTTCAAACTCAAATCAAGGCATTGCAAGACCAAAACAAGCAAGCTAAGACTGATTATGAAGCAAACATTGCGACATTGAAGCGTGATGGCGCTATTGAACTAGCTTTGCGTGAAGCTAAGGCTAAGAATCCAAAAGCTGTTAAGGCTTTGCTAAATGGCGATAATATTACGATTGATGATGATGGTGTACATGGCCTGAAAGAACAACTTGAGCAATTACAAGAAAGTGATGGTTATCTATTTACTGCCGAACAAGAAGGTGCAAAGCCAGGTGTTAAGATTACTGGTTCTGGCAATCCTTCTGGTGGTTCAAATGAGGTGCCAAAGCTTAGCGAATTGTCATACAAACAAGCGCTTGAACTTAAGAGCTCTAATCCAGAGGTCTACGAACAGGCGGTTGCACAAAATAAAGGAGAATAATTCATGGCAAATGATTTAACTACATTGGAACAAATGATTGACCCAGAAGTGATGGGTGAGATGATTCTTGCACAACTACCAAAGGCAATCAAGTTTGGGGCTATTGCGCCTATTGACGACACTCTATCAGGTCGCCCGGGTGATACAATTACAGTTCCTCGTTGGAAGTATATTGGTGATGCGAAAGACGTTGCCGAGGGTGCAGCTATTGATTATGAAAAATTGACCAACTCAACTGACACATTTACAGTTAAGAAAGCTGGTAAGGGTGTTCAATTAACAGATGAGTCTGTATTATCTGGCAACAACTTTGAAGGTGATGACGGCAGTGCACAAGGCGTTATCTACATGAATCCGAAAGATGTTAATAAGGTTCGTAAGGCGGCGGCACAAGATTGGGAACGCGCAACGGCGTTAGGTGATTCCATTTTATCAACCGGTGTATTCGGTGGTGTGTTGGGTTGGCAGTTTATTCGTTCACGTAAGATTCCTGTTAGTTCAGCTGTTGTTGCTAAAGCAGGTGCTATGAAAACTTACTTGAAACGCGCCGTGCAAGCTGAAAAAGATCGTGATATTGACCATAAGTTGACTAAATTTAACGCAGATATGCACTATGGTGTTGCAATCTATGACGACACAAAGTTGCTTGTGATCAAACCATTTACTTATAATGATGGAACCGTTATTGACCAAAACGTTACTAGCGTAGAAAATACGTCAGTACGTAAGTCAAACGAGCTGAAGCCACAAGTTACCAGCACTGCAGTGTAACAGGAACTACAACTGGCGGCGGAACATCGGGAAGTGGAACAGGTCAGTAATATTTACAGAAAGGAGTAAGTTATGTATTTAACTTATCCTGAATTTACAAATATATTACCTAATTCAGTATCTGAAGATACGTTTAAAAAGTTGATTTCAAAGGCTGAAATACAGATTGATACCGTGACTAACTACTTTTATGGTATGCCTAATTCGCCTGTATTATCAGATGACGGTGCTTCTGAATATCCATGGATAAACGCTAGGGCTAAGGCGTTTAAACGCGCTATTGCGCTAACTATTGATTACATGGATAGAAACAGCGTTACTGATAGTTCTGATTTGAATAATGATTCGTATTCAAGTGTAGAAATAGGCCGCACCACATTGCAATCTGCTAATAGTGATGGTTCATCATCAACCGGCAGTGGATTTGCTGTCCCTGATGAAGTATTAATGCTATTGGGTCGTTTCGGTTTGCGATATGGAGGTGTTGCTAGTGTCTAAAATACCTACAATACCGAAAAAATATGCTAATCAGCAAGTTATTTATCGTATGCCTAGTGGTGTGAAAGATAAATATGGCAAGCAAACGCAAGTGGATACGATCATTAATAATTGTGTGGTTCAACAAGAGACTATTTATTCAGGAACGAATAACGGTCGCCAAGTGGTCGCCAATGCAGTTATTTTTTTGTATGCAGATGTAACAAACCCAATGCCAAAGCTAGATAAAACTAGCCAAGGTAACAAGATTATTTTTGAGGGTGTTGAGTACACTATTCAACGAATAGTAGACAATCGTAATCCATTGAATAATAAAGTTTGGAGTTACGAAGTGGAGGTGTTGTGATGGCTATTAAACTGGACTTTGATAGAGCTAATCATATTATGGCTAGTTCAAACAAGAAATCATCACAATTTAAGGCTGCTAATCAGGCAATGATGGCTATGGAACGTTTCGTCCCGAAGTCTGACATGCAAAAACAAAACAGATTGAGAACAGCATCTAATGTTTCAAATGATGGTGAACATATCATCTATACAATGCCTTATGCACGTGCTCAATTCTTTAGTGTGATTAATGGTAGCCAAATTCGTAACTACACGACACCTGGTACTAGTAGCCGTTGGGACAAGCGTTTGATAGGTGACAAATCATTGATGAAAACTGTAACAGATGTCTATGTAAAGGAGTTGATGAAGTAATGGACTTACTAGAAAGACTTGCTGATAAAATTAATCAGTTAGACAATTTACCAACTCAATTAATCATAGGACACCTCAGTAATGACAATGATTTTGGTATCTATTCACAACCCGGTTCACAAGTGGTTAGTCAGGACTGGTCGGGAATTCAAGAACGCACACTGCCTTTTGAGATAGCTTTACGCACTGATGATTTTGAATTAGGTAATAATACGTTGTGGAAGATAAGCGAGTTGTTGGATAACACGGACAGTTTGGAAACAGACGGTACGTATGATTTCAACAAGATTGATATTGAACCACAACCATTCGCAACAATGATAGACGTCTCTGAAAAAGGCGTTTTTTTATTGGACTTTAATGTTGAAATAACACAACAAATTAATTTAGGAGATTAAAATGGCTAAAACATTTAATGAAAACTACCAAAATAAGTTAGAAATTGATACAGCTGGCAACACAGCGCTAGCTGATGTTGCTAAGGCAAAGTGGGTGACACTTGCTGCTGGTATTCAAACGATCACGCCTTCTGCATCTGAAACAGCTGATACTACGCCTTACTACGATGGTGAAGGGTTCTCTAGTGTCGATGTAACTGGTAAGACGATTTCGTTTGCTGTAGCCGGTCACCGCTTAAACGGTGATGAAGCACAAGATTATATTGCATCAAAGTACATCGGTGTTGGTGACACACTACACACATTGGCTCGTTGGACTGATCCATCAGGCAAGCAAGTTCAGTTCCCAGCTACTTTGCAAGCCATCGTACCATTTGGTGGTGCTGCTAATGCAAAGCAAACATTTAGTTTCACGCTTGCAGCTAATGGTAAGCCACAAGTTGTCAGCCCCGGAGTGTAACTGGAACTACAACCGGCGGCGGACAATAATATTGATCTAGCGACAACGGCTTAATCGTTCGAATGGGGTGAAAAGCCCAATTACATAACAATTCTAAGCGTTCATAAGGAGAACACACATGGCAATTAACATTACAAGTTTGATTATCAAGTCTGAGGACTTCATCATTGGCAAGAAAACGTATACAGCACGCTATACACCTGAAATTGATGAAAAGTACTCTGATTTGATGTTAAAGACAGGTGATTTGTATCGTCGAGTTGAAAAGTATGATGAAGACGCAACTTTGGACGAACAACGTAAGTTGGTAAGCAAGTCATACAAAGAAATGTCTGACAACTCAAAAGAATATTTGGAAGCCGCCATCGGTAAGAAAGAAGCTGACGAAATTGCTCGCTATGCTGACAATCGTGCTGTAACTATTGTGAAAATTGCGCAAGCTGTGTTTGAAGCTGGCCAAAGTGATGAATTGAAGCAAAAATATGGTAGCAATCGTTCACAACGTCGTTCAAAAGGCAATGACTAATGTTTTCATTTACCAAGCGACCGGAGACGACATTTAAATTACTTGATAAAGAATATCGAATTAATTTAGCTTTTAATGTTGTGATTGAAGCGTTTGGTGTTTTGGATAGTGATTTAGATGATGTTGAAAAAATTAATAAATGTTTTGATTTGTTGGTTGTTGACAACATTCCAAGTGATGATATAGCCATTAAGGCAGATGTCATAAAGAGCTTGTTTGAGTATATCAATGAAAAACCCTACGGAAATGATGAAAGTGACTATAACAATGACATACAATCTGATGAGCCTTTAATTAGTCAAGCTGATTATGATTATGAACAAGATGCTGGAGCAATCTATGCATCTTTTTTGAATTTCTATCACATTGATTTAAATCAAATGATCGACCGTATGGATTGGCATCAGTTCAAAGCTCTGTTTGATAACTTGGGTCCGGATACTCCTATTCAAAAGATAAGACAATATCGAAGCGATGACTTGACTGGATATAAAGATAATCCAGAGCAAGCGCAATTCGTAAGTGAAATGAAATCCTATTATCAACTTGACAATCATGTAGAAGGAGATGGATTTACAGGAAACGCATCCGCAATCTTCGACATGATGATGGGAGATGCTGAATAAACACAGAAAGGAGGAAACTGAATGGCTGATGGTTCAATTAACATTGATTTATTGTTAAATGATCAGACAGATAAGACTTGGAGTGAGTTCAAATCAAAGGCTGAAACTGCTGGTAAAAGTGGCTATGATAAATTTAAAGACGCTTTCAAGGGTGACCCACTTGTGGCGAAACTTGAAACAAAAGCTAATAAAGCTGGCATCAAAAACTTTCGAGAATTATTGAATCAACTACCGAAAGAAAAACAAACCGAACTACTAACTAAGGCAGAAAAAGGCGAAGTCATTAACTATGAAAAATTACTTCGTGAAATACCTTCTAAAATAACTTCTCAAGTAGAACTCAATGACAATGCCTCTACTGGTTTGCGTTCATTAAAAAACCAAGCAGAAGAAGTCGGTGATAAGTTTCATCGATTAAAAGATATTGCAATAGGAACATTCGTTGGTTCAACAATATCTGCCGGTGTGCGTACCGTGGCTGGGTTTATATCTGGATTAGGGCAAGAGGCGTTGAATTCATCGGACGCACTACAAAAGTTCAAATCAACTATGCAGTTGGGTGGATTTGGCGAAGATGAAATTGATAAAGCCACAAAGCAAGTTAAAAAGTATGCAGATGATACTGTTTATGATTTGAATACCGTATCAAACACGACTGCTCAACTTGCTGCTAACGGTGTCAAAGATTACCTTGGACTTACTGAAGCCGCGGGAAACTTAAACGCACAAGCGGGTGGAAATGCCGACACATTTAAGTCAGTTGCTATGGTATTGACTCAGACAGCTGGAGCCGGAAAGTTAACCACGGAAAACTGGAATCAAATGGCCGATGCCATTCCTGGTGCATCTGGAGTCTTACAAAAGGCACTTAAAGAAAATGGTGCCTTTACTGGTAATTTCCGTGACGCTATGGCTGACGGGCAAATCACCGCTGACGAGTTTAATGACGCTCTAACAAAGCTTGGTAGTAATGATGCAGCCAAAAAGGCGGCGACTTCAACCAATACTTTTGAAGGTGCTTGGGGTTCGCTAGAGGCAAACGTTGTTTCTGGACTGGATAACATGATTAATAAGATAGGTAAGAAGAACCTTACTGGCATTATTAATCAATTAGCAGATGTATCAACGAGCGCATTTGGTGCCATGGGAAAAGCGGTTGCCAATGTCTTTGGATATATCAACGATCACAAAAAAGATATAACCGGTATATTAAACAGTTTGAAAGAAATATCTGGGGCTCTTATAGGAGGCGCCTGGGATGTCGCAAAAGATACAATTACAGGTATAGCTAATGCTTTTGGCTTAATTAGTAAAGACAGTAAAAAGGCACATAATCCCTTAAAAACTTTAAATGATGTTCTTGGTAAAATAGCAAATCACAAAAGCGCTTTAAAGGCTCTAGGTTCTGTAATGGTTGCATTATTTGCAACTAAAAAAATATATGGATTTATTGCTGGAATTGACGCTACAGTCAAGTCGATGAAAGAGCTATTGATCGTCCAAAAAATAGCTGGACTTATGGATTCATACAAGTTAGCACAAACGGCTGCCGCTGGAGGTACAAGCAAGTTAACGCTAGCTCAAACAGCATTAGGATTAGCTATGAAATCAATTCCGTTGGTAGCCATAATTGGCGGAATTGTTGCGGTTGGCGCTGCCTTTTATGAATTGTACAAGCACAACGAAAAGTTTAAAGGTTTTGTTGACGGAATTGTTAAGAGTGTTGGTAATGCTTTTGGAAAAGTAGCAAAGGTAGCAGGAGACCTCTTTAATTCATTTAAAGAGGCTATGAAACCTATTACCGATTCATTGGTAGTTTTGGGTATGTCAATAGGAGAAGTGTTTGGTGATAGTTGGAAAGCCCTCACAAAAGCATTTAAACCGTTTGTAACCTTATTCAAAAGTATGTTTGATGGCGTTGGCGAAAGAATCAGCAAATTAGCTAAACCATTTGAGGAGCTAGGTGGAAAAGTAGGCAAAGTATTCAGTTCGTTGAAAGACTCGCTGAAAGATTTAATCGCACCATTTACCCACGCTGGAGATAAAGGCGGACCAATACAAGCTGTTGTCGAAAAATTAGATGGTGTCAGCCAATGGTTTATCGCTAATAAGAAAGTATTCACTGACATCGCTGGTGTAATCGGTAAGGTTTTAGGGGCTGCATTTGTTGCCCTTGGTGCCATTATTCGTGGAACGTTTGAGCTGATTGTGCCTCTGGTTAAACCGACATTTAACATATTAGTGGCAATCGTCAAAGGTACTTTAGGGGTTATCTCTGGCTTGTTTAAGGCTCTTGGTAGCACCATTGCACTTATTCTAGACGTTATTACAGGGAACTGGAAACATGTTGGAAAAGATGTAAAGGGCATTGTCAGCGGTTTAGGGAAAATAGTTACTAGCATTTTAAAGGCTATGGTAAGCGCTGTTGGTAATATTTTTCACGGATTAGTGAAAGTTATTGATAAGGCTCTATGGGGTCTTGGTGCTGGAACCAAGCCACTAGAAAGTCTTGCAAAAGCTGTTGTTAAAATCTTTAAAGGTATTGGAAAAGACATTGGTAAAGCTTTAAATTCTATCAGTAAGGCGTGGTCAAATACGTGGAAAACAATATCTAAGGTTTTTGATGTTATTGGAAAATTCATTACAAAATCCATAAATAACGAAATAAATAATTGGAAAAAAATAATCACTTTTGCTTTAAATGTGATCAGTAAAGTTTGGAGCGTTACATGGACGGCAATATCAAAAACATTCCAAGTGATCTGGAAGGTTTTGAAGTCTTTCTTTGAAAGAGAAATTAGAGGCATGGAAAATACCTTTAAGTTTATTCTCAATGCCATCAAGGTCGTATGGGAGTTTACTTGGAAATTTGTCTCTAAAACGTTTGAATCTATTTGGAATAGAATAAAGAAATTCTTTAAGCCTATTATAGAATGGCTCAGTGATGTAATTTCAGATACTTTGAAAGCAATCAAAAAGGTTTGGAATAAAACTTGGGACTCTATTTCTGATTTCTTCAGTGACACTTGGAACGGAATGAAAAAGTTCGGTTCTAAAGCCATCAACAGTTTGAAAGATACCTTTGATGATGTCCTTGGAAAAATAGGTAAATCATTTGCAGACACATGGACTGGTGTTAAAAATGGTTTTAGCGACATGTGGGAAGGAATGAAAAAGCTGGCAGGCGATGGTATTAATGCTGTTATCAAAATTCCTAACGCCGGTATAGATGGTATCAATGGTTTAATTCACGACTTTGGCGGACCTAAAAACGCATTGGGTAAAATACCAAAGGTTAAGTTTGCCAATGGTACTGGTGCAATTAATCAGTTTACACACGCTATCTTAAATGATGGAAACGATAGTCCTGAAACGGGTAACAAAGAAACGTTAATACACCCTAATGGCAAGATGGAAATAGTTCAGGGTAGAAACACTGAACGCCTATTATTGCCCGGAACAGAGGTATTAAACGCTTCAGAAACTGCCATGATGATGGGTATGAGTGGTGCTAAACACTTTGCTGGCGGAACCGGATTCTGGAGCAAATTAATATCGGGTGCAGGTTCTACAATCTCAAATGTTGCTGGTTCTCTATGGGGTGGTTTGAAAAACGGTGTCGAGAAATTTACAAAAATGTTTGGTTACATCACAGGTGCAGTAGCAGACCCATCAGGAACATTAGGGAAAGTATTAAACCTTAAAAGTGGTGGTGTTTCATCAGTTATGGATGGCGTAGCAGGTGGTGCTTATAAAAAGGTAACATCTACTGCTAAAGACTGGTGGTCGACATTATGGAGCATGGCATCTGAAAGCTCATCAAGTGGTACAGGTTCTAAGGGTGATGATTATGCATTTAAAAGCAAGTCAAAAGATAGTGGAGTAGACCCTTGGGGGTATTTCTATCGTGAATGTGTATCTTTCATAGCTAGTCGATTGAAGAATATGGGTGTTAGCGCAAAACTGTTTAGTCACCTTGGAAACGGTGCTGATTGGGTTAATGCTCCAGTTCCACATTCAAATAAACCAAAAGTAGGTGATGTTGCTGTATATGGTGCTGGTTCAGAGTTCGGTAATCACGCTGCTATGGTTACAGGTGTTCAAGGCGACAAGATAAGTGGTGAAGAATATAACTGGAGCGGTGACGGTCAATACCATACCTATAACGGACGTAAAGCATCAGGAGCTACAACATTCTTAGACTTTGGTAGAAGTGCAGGAGCTAAAGCCAAAGAGGTTGCTACAAACAACCCACTATCTAAGTTAATCAAGAAGCAAACTGGTGGCATGATGTCATGGATTCAGAAGTTTATTGCTCCTATCAATGATAGCTCAACAGGTGCTGACAATGATGTACAAAGCTGGTCATCAGATGTTAAGAAAGCCCTTAGTCAATTAGGTTTAAGTACCTCAGGCTCAATGGTATCTAAGGTATTAAAGCAGATTCAAACTGAATCAAGTGGAAACGCTAAAGCTATTGGTGGCAATGACGGCTTAGCAGATGGTAATGCTACAGGTTTGATGCAAGTTAAGCCTGGAACATTCAAGGCATATGCAGTAGACGGTCACAATAACATCATGAATGGTTATGATAATATCTTAGCCGGTTTGAATTACGCTAAGCATCGTTATGGTAGTGATTTATCATTCCTAGGACAGGGTCATGGATATGCAAATGGTGGACGCACAAATGGAATTGGTGTTGTTGGAGAAGTTCAAGGAGAAGATGAATGGGTTACTAACCCAAATCGTTCTACGGCTGATACAAACATCATTGGTTCAATCAAAGAAACGGCTCAAAAGCAACCTAATAGCTTTGCTGCTAAATTAGCCGGAGTTATTAATGGAGCAAAGAGTGGTATGCAAGCAATTACATCTCAACAACCAATCATAGCCGGTTCATCTGCTATGCAATCAACTAATGGCGGTATTGATTTGAGTGGCGACGTTCATATGACGGTGCAATTAGATAGCGGTGAGATTGCTCGGGCTACCTATCCCAAAATCAAGGTACTACGAAACCAAGAAATTCAGATGAAAGGACAAGCGACGGGTAATACTTATGTCTACTAATTATAAGGGTTCAATCATAATTCAAAGGCGTGATGGTACAACCTACGACCTTGAAAAAGAAGGAATACACGTCGTAACATTCGACCCACCTTCAGCTAACTTTCAGCACACTTACACGCAAATTGGTAGGTATGGTGCTGAATTGTCTGATAGTCAGATTCAACAAACTACCATACCCTTAACATTTGATGTGTATGCTCGAGACAACTACGATTACGAATTACAAAGGCTCAAAGTGCTACGGATATTTAGTAGTACGGAGCCTTTTTATGTTATCAATAGGCGTACACCGTTTTTGAGATGGAAAGTAGTTGCTGAATCATTTACCTATCCACGATTAGGCAATTTCTGGAAAGCCAAGAGTGTGGCGATTAATCTAGTGTGCTACGACGGATTAGCTGAAAGTACAGCTACAACGTTAGATCCATTCACTTTTGATGGTGGAACTTATGGCATTGGAATGGGTATACCATTCGATACACCGAAATACACATTTACCAATCAAACTAAATTTAATTTCTACAATCCATCAATCATACCGTTATTGGCTAGTGAACGACCAGTTACTGTTACTTTCAAAGGTAATGTAGCTAGTTCGTTAACTATTAAGAACACAACTACTGGCCAATCATTTACGTATAAGAAGTCATTGAATAAAAACCAACAACTAGACATTATCGGATTAATTCCGATGGTAGATGGCACACAAAGGTTTGGAAATGATTATTCTGACCGTAGCTTTGTTGACTATGCAATCGGTAATAATGCTATTGAAATTGTTGGTTCGACTGATTTCACTATTTCATTTAAAACGAGGTTCTACTACTAATGTCTAATGTTATATATGTAAAACAAATATCGGTCGATGAAACGCCAGCAATCGTTTATAACCTTTCAATTACAGAAAGTTTAAATGAATTAAGCACTGTCTCATTCACATTAGATGATAACGTTCAAAATAAAGCTGCAACACTGATGATGTCACCACAGACAATGGTATTGGTTCCTGAAACGGGGCAGTGGTTTAGACTTACTGCTGTTAATCCAGTATCACTAGGGAACACAAGATCATATCAAGTATCAGGAGTGCATGTTGGTACGGACTTGCACGATAAGTACGTTGAAGGTAGATTATCAAACACGCAAAGCTTGGACGCTTGTATGAAACATATCACTGATGGAACAGCGTTCAAGTATGTTATTCATGACCCATTCAGCAACTATTCATTTAGTGACGGTTTTGGTGGTGATTTTGCAGACAGTCTGTTTATGAACACATTGAAAGAAGATTTTGGTTTTGAATTTTATTTTGATAATTGGACTATTCATATTTACAAGAAAATAGGTCAAAGTGATCAGTTTGTGTTTATTGACGGTTACAACGCTCACAAAATATCTTGGACGGAAGATTACAGCAACATTCGCACCAAAATAAAGGGATTAGGGAAACAAAACGATGATGGTAGTTATGCAGCTACCGCAGAATACACTAGTCCTAACGCTTCTATTTGGGGTGCGAAACAAGCTGCGACTGTTCAAGATGATAGGTTTACGGATTCCAACTCTCTCAGCAACTACATCAAAGGGCAATTACAAGATTATCCAATTATCCAATACACCATGGAACGCGCCGAATTTGAACATGGAGCAAAACTGTCAGATATAAATAGTATCAAGATGGGGAACTCCGGTCTATTAAAAGATAGGCTAGGCGTTGACGTTGATACTAGGATTGTTGGAATGACTTATTACCCACAAGATAGCAAACAGACTGACACTATCACATTTGGAAACAAGATATTTGATTCAGCTCACAACTGGGCGATGCAACAAAGGGCAAAAGACACTAACGAACACATTGGTAAGTCAGTTAAGCAGTTATCGCAAGACGTTACATCAATGATGAACAATGGGGTTTGGTATATATGGAGTTAATATGACGGATTGGAATAATAAAAGACCTGAAATAGTAGAAAATGTTAGCGCATTAGGAATAGGGAAAGCTATTTATGCAGCCCCAGACGGCGACAAAGAAACTGCTAGATTGTTGGTTGCTGCTGATGGCTTTCATTTTAAAAATAGCGATTTTGATGATTTGAAGTTATTGGGTTTATCGTTATCATCTCCAACAGGCAGCGTATTTATGATTTCTTTTAATGATGAAGGTAAGTTATTGGTCAACGGTAATGAATATGTGTCTCAAACTAACCAAGAGGATGAGACGGTCAACGGCAACAAAACATATAAAGGGGTCACAAGATTATCAGGGGGATTGATACTCAGTTCATTTGGAGTTGAGTATCAGATTTCAGTGGATTCAGCTGGTAATGTACAGGCAACAAGAATAATTGAAAAAAGTGAGGATAATGATGGATAGGTTAAAAACAAATGAATTATCTTTAGGTCTGGATCAAGGATTTAGAGGTGATTTAATTGATAATTTTGAAAAAATTCAAAAAGGTGTAGATGGTCAATCAGATAGTCTAAACAAACAAATTCTAGACATACTGGGTAACGTTGCACCGCAAGACCAAAATGAGGTAACACAGGCTCGTATTGACGGCAACGGCAAAGCATACGATACATTAAAAGGAAGAGAAGACGCAACACAGGCAACCGCTGAAACAGCTCTGTCAGAAGAGCGTGACACATCAGTTGAAGTTCAAGCCGCTAGAACTAATTCGAGTAGCCAAACCTATCCAACGTTGAAAGAACGAATGGATAGTCAAGAAAATGACTTGAATAACAGTATCAATGATAAGTTAGCTCAAATAAGTGTCATTCCTGAAACTTTTGCTAATCTGGGTGCATTACAATCGAAATATCCAACTGGAAAGCCGGGAATATTTGTAGTAGCAGATACGGGACATAAATATATTTGGGTCAACGGTACGTGGGTGGATTCAGGCGTCTATCAAGCAGTAGGATTAGCTGACGGGATTGAGGAAGATGTTGAAAATCACAATAAATTTTTAACGACAAATTTCATCGCAACGGCATCAGATTTAGACCTAGACAGCAACTATAAGGACTTTGATTTGGTTCCTGTTAACTCTGTAGTCACTTATGCTTATATTGGAGCGGAGGTACTACATCAACCCGGTGATTCAAATACTGATGGTGGCACATTAATTACAAGAACTTATTCTAATTTACCCGGAACAGGTGGTGGCACAGTTCAAACATTCTTTATGAATACCGGCAAAGTGTTTACTCGTATCAAGTGGGGTAATCCAGCTACTTTTAAGCCGTGGGCAGAAATTACTAATGGTAATCTTGACGAAATTAATAAAAGCGTTGATGGAATTAATAAATTTTTAACAAGAAAATTTATTTCTAAGGCGACTGACCTAGACAGTGCCTATACTGACTTTGATTTGGTGCCAGCAAATTCTGTGGTGACCTATGCTTATATTGGTTCAGAAGTTTTGAACCAGCCTAGCGACTCAACGACTGATGGTGGCACATTAGTCACGCAAACATACACCAATTCACCCGGAACAGGTGGCGGAAGCGTGCAAACATTTACACGAAATACAGGTAGGTCATTTACTCGTATCAAGTGGGGTAATCCAGCTACTTACAATCAGTGGATGGAAACCACGAAAAACGATTACAGAGAGACAACTATGTCATTGTTTGAAACAATTTCGGTTGTTGGTGACAGCTTTGCGCGAGGCACAATCGGTAACAACGGAAAATATTATACGAATGATGACATTTCTTGGCCGACGATGATTAGCCGTCGAAACGGAATTAAATATCTTAATATTGCCAAAGGCGGAATCACAACACGTGATTACTTAACTGACCCAGATTGCCTACCTAAATTAAATATCTTAATATTGCCAAAGGCGGAATCACAACACGTGATTACTTAACTGACCCAGATTGCCTACCTAAATTAAATTTGTCTGAACCGTCAGATTTGTATGTGCTGATTCTCGGTATCAATGATGCAGCTAAACTAGGTACTGGTTATTTAGGAACAATAGATGATATTAAAACTGATTCGGTTCAGAATGCTGATACATTTTACGGCAACTATGGAAAAATAATTAGTGCAATTAAAACTAAGTCACCAAATGCAATTATTTTTATGTTTGATACACCATTTAAAGGAAGCGTTAACGACTCATTCAATGAAGCAGCGAAGAATATTGCTAATCATTTCGCACTACCTTTCATATCGCACTCATCAATGCCGCTATTTTCAAGTTCTTATTTCACAGGTAACTTGTCATTAGGTCATCCTATCGCGCCATTGTATGCAGCCATGTCAGTTGTTTACGAGAATGCAATATCAAGATATTTCCAATCTAATCCGTTGGTGCTTAAACAGTTCAAATTTAGTTCTGATAATTTGGTAAACACAACTTCTGGGACAGCGCTTACACTATCTGGAACAGGAATCTCCAATGAAGTATCATCTATGCAATATGATGTATCTCGTGATATTTTTGGTAAGGTTGTCAAGATTGACTATGATGTGATAATTGATTCAGAAATGAAGGATTCGTCTGATATTGGAATTCAATTTATTAACGGTTATCCAGAGTGGACGTTCTCGAAGTTGGCAGGCAAACACTTTAGAGGTGTTTATCATGTCAGCGATAAGATACTCTACCCAACGGACACAGATACGACTAAACCGCTTAAAATCAGAGCCGTAACTAACAACTTCGTAGGTAAAGTTACGGTTACAAACGTTGTGATAAAACGTGCGATGTAACAGTTTGTTAGAGATAATAAGGGAGGTGAATGAATGCACGGAGCATTGGGAGAGTTGTTTGATGAAATAGGGTGGGCAGGAGGAGCGATTACAGTATTGACAGGTACTACGGTATTAGGCTGGATCAAAGTTTGGAGTGGGCAATTCAAGTTGTTAAAATCAGCTAGTCTGGCTACCTTACATTCACAACTATATGAAAAAGGTGGTCACTATATCGTTCGTGGTGCCATTACTTTGAGTGAGTTAGACGACTTAGAGTATACATGGCAAGCCTATAAAGGTTTAGGTGGCAACGGTACAGGCGAGAAAATATATCAAAAGTGTCGTGAGTTACCGATTTCAGATTACGTTCCCAACAAGGCGTTTAAAGAAGTCGAAGATATAGCAGCAGAACACGAAGCTAAGCGTAATGCCTAGCCACAAGGAGGTATGATAATTGAATAAATTAAAACGATGGGTAGTCGCTTCAATCGGAGCGGTTGCCTTTTTTGGTGCAATGATCACAGGTGTATCTGCTAATACTAATGGTATTGATGTTGCCAGTTATCAAGGCACAACCACAAGCTATTTCAGCCAGTTTAAGAGTTATGGTGATAAGTTCACTATGGTTAAGCTAGGCGGACGTGGAGGTGGTGAGGGTAGCCATTACGTCAATCCTAAAGCCTACGCACAAATTCATAACGCTGATGCCGTTGGTATGCAAACTGGTGGTTACTTCTGGGGCGAGTTCGGTGATTCAGTTAATGAAGCGAGTTATCACGCACAATTAGCTGTACAAGACGCACAGAACGCTGGATTAGCTAAGGGTAGCTACATCGCTTTGGATTATGAAGCAGGCGCTGGTGCTAACAAGGCTAATAACACCACAGCTATTTTGACGTTCATGGATCAGATTTACGCTGCTGGGTATAAACCTATGTTTTATAGCTACACAAGCTACGTCAATTCATACGTTGATTTAAGCCGTATCAATGCACGTTATCCTAATGCCTTGTGGTTGGCTTGGTACTTAACTACATCACATCAAGCAACACCACCTATGCAATATTTCCCAAATATGAGCAACGTTAAGATGTGGCAGTATGGTAATAATCACTTTGGTGTTGACGGTAACGTGATGGTGGTTGGTTCATTGGATAATGATAAGCCAGCAGAGCAAACAGCTTCAAAGCCATCACGGTCAACTAACTCACCAAGCACACCGGCTAAGACACGTTATGCAACCTTTAGTGGTGTCTACGTGGCTGATTACTGGACTAAGTACAACAACAAAATGTATGGTGTCAACATTGATATGAGTATTCCAGTGATTGATTACAACAACTATATTCCTATCTCAGCCTTAACTTTGACTGATAAATATGGCAATAAATTGCGTAACCAATACATTCAAGGCAACAACGGACGTATGGAGTACTTTACTTTGAACGGTAAGTACAAGGTTATTTCACAAACAGCCACAACAATCAACGTTGAAATTGGTGGTGAGCCAGTTTCGATGATGAAGTCGTTTGCAACAATCAAATAAGGAGAAATAATGACATTTAATGTAGATTCAAATATCGCAATTCTAGTGATCGTGTGGTTAATTGTGCAGGTGTTGAAACCCACCAAGATTAACAATCATCTGTTGCCTTTGATAGCCGTAATTGTAGGTGCTCTGGTAGCAATCGGGCTATCGTTTTACACCAAAGACACAAAGCTAGTGCAAGACATCGTGCTAGGTGTATGGGCTGGTTTTGCTTCAACGGGGTTGAATGAAACGGCTACTAAATCTATCACATCAATCATTGATGGTTTTGCTAATGGCTTCGGTAAGTCAGAAGATAAGAAAACTGAATAGTAAAAATGCCCAATTTTTTAAAGATTGGGCATTTTTTTATTTTAACTAATCTTAAATCATGGTACAATAGTCCATTAGATGTTATGATCAGTATAAAGGAGGTTTATCTATGAGTAGCGAGAATAGAGTAGAAGTACAAAATCCGTTAGCAGTGGCTAATTATGTTATAGATTTGGCTGTATCAGAGAAGCATCCTGTGACTAACCTAAAGTTACAAAAAATATTATATTACCTACAGGCGGCATTTCTTCATGAAGAAAGACAACCGTTAATTGATACCAAATTTTCCAGATGGCAATTCGGACCGGTATCACAAGAGGTTTATTATTCGTTCAACAGTCATGGAGCTAGTGCGATAACCGAACCAGCTCAAACTATTGATTTTGAAGAATTTGATATAGAAACTCCAAAAATAAACTTAGAAGAAAAATATGTTGACGAATTGAAAGAGTACACAATAAATTTATTGAAAATACCAGCCTGGGAATTAGTCGAGAAGACTCATGAGCAAGCATTGTGGTCTGATTATTCTGATGATATTAAAGCTTTTTCAGCACCTGATTATAACAACGAGGAAATTCAAAAATATTTTGATGAAGGTTCTGCTGAAGAATTATGGAAAAGCAACTAAAAAATAAGAATATAGAGCACAATCAAACAAATGCTCTAATAGAAAAACTTTTTGAATGTCTCATTAGGACAGGTGATTTCACTGAAGCTTCAAATGACGTGCAATTCAAACGAATCATCATGTTTATCGGTGTATTTGATATTGAGACAAATTTTCATTCTTTTGTTGGAAAATATATTTACAATTTAAGCAATAAAGATTTTGAAAAAATATCTAAAATATTTAGTCAAGATGTTTTTTTGTCCCTGATTCAAACCATACAATCCAAAAGAACTAAAAGCGATTCGCAAAAAACAATTGATATATTTAAGAGGTTGGATGACTCAATTCAACTTTCGATTTCGCAAAGAAAATTTATTGAAGAAAATGCTTATGAGGCTAATCGCATTGCATCTGTTGCAACTAAAAAAGCAATTAAAGCTAAAAAGATCGCAGACCAAATGCAGGATATCAAGAAAAATATTTATACGGATTTTATTGCTATTCTAGGGATATTTACTGCTATAACTTTTGCAACATTTGGTGCCACCTCTATGCTGACTTCTGTTCTTACTAGTATAGCAAATCCCGATTTGACAAAACTTGGGTATTGTTTAGTTATAATTGGTGTCTACTTGTTAGCTCTATACGGTTTAATAAGTGTTATGTTGGTGGGAATTTATAAATTAATGCATGGTCACGAAAAATATTTTGATGATCAAGAGGGACAAAAAAGTAACGATTATTATTTTTCCAAAAAGTTATTGCTTGCCATTGTTGGTTGTGTTATTGTTTTAACAATCGTAGGGATTATTCTAGTAGACAGAGAGCATATACCATTCATATCTAAAATTTTTTAG